TCAGAATCCGATTGCCAGCCAGGAGAACCCGTTACTCTGTTCGTTTCCCAGGCCAGCCTTCTGCAGCAGAGTTCCCGGAACGTCGAGCACGAAAGTTGCCCCGGCTACGCCATAGCTGATCACCGACGCGGCAGTGTTGCCGCCCGCGGTGCTATAATAAACGTTGGTCGCCAGCGGCGGCAGCAGGATGGCGTTGGGAAACGGGATCGGCCAGGTCACCGTGAATTGTTCGTCGTTGGGGATGGCCTGCTGGGCCAGCACGTAGTAGCCCCACTGGATGATCGCGATCGCCGCACCGCGGCTCACGTCGGTCAGTGGGATTTTTAAATAGCCAGCGGTCTTGAGCGAGCCGGTGAAGGCGGCGACGAAGCTCTGCAGCACGCCGATGTTCGCGATGTTGGTGTTCTGCCGTCCGTAGAGAAACGCCGTGCGATTGGCGAGCTGCTGATGGGGTTCGTTGCTCACCCCGATTCCGCTGAAGCTGGCGCCCGCGCCCGCACCCTCGACCGGGTCGGTTTGTTGAATCTCGTAGATCTCGTTGGCGGTAAATTCCGGACTATCTATAAGCGTTGTCATCATCCACCTCAGAACGTGCAGCTCAGAACGTGAAAGTCCAGGTGCCCTGATAATTCGCCGCGCCGTTGAAGACGAACGCCGGCACTACCGCGTGCGCCAGCATCGGAGCCGGCCCCGTGTGCAGTGCGACCAGCGTCCAGACCACGCCGCCGTCGCTGGTGGTCGCGCTTAGCGCCGTCGCCCAGGTGGGCGCCGTCGCGGCGCTGGTGCCTGTCGTCGTACAGCGCTGAATATTGCCGTTGGCGTCGACGATCAAATTGCCGACCGTCCACGCCGTCGAGGCCGCCCAGGCCGGATTCCCCGTGCCGACCGCGGCCGGCATCGCGGCCGCTGTGCCGTTGGCGAACAGGCCCACCTCCTGCACGGTCATCCCGAGCGCGCCGTAGTCGGCGGTCGCCGTCAGCGCGTAGTTGAACTGCACGCTGCCGGAGCTGGGAAAAGTATGCGCGCCCACCGCGTTGTAGTACTTGGGCGCCGCGCCCAGATCGGTGTCGTTCACGGTAGGCGTGGCGGCGCTGGAACCGAACCCCACTGCCAGTGCGTATTCGCCGGCCGTGACCCCGGCCATCAGATTGGCCAGCGCCGGCAGCCCCGCGTTGACGAACAGATTGCGACATTCCCACACGAGTGCGCCGCGGCTGAACATTCTGACTATTCCGTTTGGCCGTTTCACCATTGCTTTACCCATTTGCCGAGATCGGCGTTCCGTTGGCGACCACGCCCGAGTCGGCCACCGCCGGCTGGTTGGCGCCGTATGTTATCCCGATATGGTAGTAATGCCGGTTGTATACCGGCGCGATCGTCCGTCGCTCCGCTAGCGGCGCCAGCGGCGCGGTCAGCAGATCGCTCGGCGCGGGCACGTGGTCGACCGCGCCGGTGAAGTCGCCCGGTGCGGGTGCCGCATCGTCGAGCGGTGCCGCTTCGAAGACCAGCGCGTCGAGCCAGCTTCTCGCTGGCTTGAAAAAGTTCACTGCGGCGACGATTCGCGCCGGGTCGTTCGCGCCTACCGTTTGTCCGGCGCCCAGATTCACCACCACCCGAAACACCGCCCATCCCTCTGAAGACGGCCACGTGCTGGCGCCCCAGCTCGACTGCCCCTCCAGGAATCCGACACTGCTCCACCCGAGCGAGGCCAGCGCCTGCCTTATCGAATAGGCCGTGCCATGCACGCGATGAAGCGGAATCGCAGTCTGCAGCAGCACTCGCCAGGAATCGAAGTCGGTTGGCCCGGCACTGCCCGACGACGACAGCAGCGTATCGATGTCGGTCAGCGTGTCGATGTCGGTCAGCGCGTCGATGCTCTCGCCCGAGGTGCTCGCCGCAAGCTGCCATTGCGGATCGAGCATGTCGAACTGCCAGGCCAGGAAGATCAGCGCCGAATCCGGAGCCGAGTCGAGCCTGTACAGTAGCAGTGGCGTAAGGTCGAGCGCATCGAGGCGTTCGATCGTCGCCAGCAGCGACTGCGAACGCAGGTCGTCGATCGACGGCGGTAACTGAAGCTGCGCCATCAGTTCACCGGCACTTCGGGCGGCGCCGCGCAATACATATGCGGCTCCTCATCCGGCTCGGGACTCGGCTTGGCGGTGTCGAACCGCGCGATCAGGTCGTCGGCCTCGGCCGGACTGCGCTTGTGGTCGGCGAGGAGATGCGTGCGCACCGCGTCCGGCATGCACAACTCGCTCCGGCAAAGCGGGCAAAACTGCCTGGCCGTCGCGCCCATCACGAATGCTCCGCCGCAGTCGCTTGCGCCAGCGTGATTGCGGTGCAGTTGGCCCATTGTCCGGCCCCGAGCTGCGTATAGGACGGCTGCGTCAGTACCACCTGGTAGACGCCGGGGACCGAAAGTGCCGCCACGATTTCGCTCGGTACGATGTCGCGCTGGATACGAGCGGCCAGGTTGAGCGCGATGTCCTGCGCGGCGGCGTTGACGGCGGCCATGGTCGAGATCGGTTCGGCGTCGGCGAACAGCGTAATCGTGCCCGCAATTTGGTAATCGATTTCGCTAACCGCAAGCGCACTAACCGTGTCGGTCAACGGTCGCACGTCGTCGGCCCCCAGCGCCTGCTGTACCTTGTCGAGCAGCGCCGAATTCGCCACGCCCGCGCTGTTGGGTGAAGCCGCCGGCTGCGCCGCGATTGGTCCGGTCAGGATGTAGACCTGGACCGTGCCGGGCGCGGGCGACACCACGGCCACGTCAATGATCGAGGGATCGACGCCGAGGGCGAAAAAGCGGTACGCGCCCGACGGACCGGCCACGCTGAACTGGTTGGGCGCGGCCTGGATGCGCGTGCGTAGATGATCGTCGGTTTCGGGCGCCGAGCCTCCGCCGGTCGTGGTGGTGTTGCTAACCGAAGCGATTAGCACGTTGGGGCTGAGCAGCACGTTCACTTGGCCGGGTAGATAGCCGTTGGCATTGGGGCCGGCGGTGGTGCAGGTCGCCGTGATGCTCGCGACTGTCGTCGCGGCCGGCACGATCAGATCCGCCCCGGTGGCGAAGACGAATTCGCCATCGGCGGTTCCGGCCTGCGTGCCGGCCGGGATCGTGTATGAAAGCGTGAGCGCGTTTTGCAGCGTGAACTGCAGCGTCGTCGCCGCGCCCTGCGCACCGAGCCGGGTCACCCCGAGCAATTGCCCGAGGTAATCGATCATCGGAAAGACCGCGAATGCGAGCAGGTTCTGCTGTCCCGCATACTGGATCGCGTTGCGGACCAGGGACTCACGGTATGCGTACAAGTCGATCAGCAGGCGCTCGACCTGCGCCGGTTGCAGAGTGCGGCCGGCCGCGGTCTGAAAGGCTGCGACCATGTCGGCCAGGATCAGGTTGGGATTAAGCCCGTCGGCGTCATTGATGAACGTCGGCGGCGGCAGATTCGGTATTCCGGCTCCCATCTGAACTCCCTTCGCGATTGTGCGCGCTGTGCGCGCGTCCCAAGTGTGCTATCCCGTCTGGCTCGCGCTCGCCAGCGTTACCGTCGTGTTCTGCGCCGGGCTGGGCGCGCCGCCCAGGTTGAGCTGCCACTTCACGGTGATTTCGACGTGCGCCCCCGTTTGCGTCACGTTCCCGCGCAGTGGCGTAGTCGTGACCGACAGCACCTTCACCCGCGGTTCCCACTGAGTAATCGACTGAGTGACTTCGCGGACCACGGCCGGTCCCGCCTGGTTAATCGGCGCGTCGATATATTGCCAGAGGTCGGTGCCGAAGGTTGGACGCAACACGTCCGTTCCCCTGGGCGTGGTCAGAATGATCGCGATGCACTGGTCGACGTCGTCGACTCCCGTGACCACGTTACCGATTCCCGATCCTGGCTGTCCCGCCGAATCGAGTTTCAGCGACCAGTCCGCCGACTTGATGTCCGAAAGTGTGATTGCTCCGAATGGCATTTATTTCATCGACGAAAAACAGTTGGCGGCCAGGTTGCTCATTCTTACGACATCTGCTGGTTCGGCGGCGCCGTGTTTCCGCCCTGCGGGTCTTGATGGGTATGCCCGTTGTAAGTGTTGATAATTCCGTCCACCGAATCGTTGTGCGCCGAAGTGATCAGATTAATCCCGCCGGCCGCATGGACGGTGATATTGCCGCTGGCGTCAATCGCGATCGACGCGCCGCTGGCGCTGAGACTCATCGTCGCCCCGTTGGGCAGGCTCACCGCGAGCGCGTGCGCCGCGCGGTCGTATTCGACGCTCGCGCCGTCCTTGAACGACATGTGGTACTTGTCGGCGCTTTGGACCGGCGGTGTGTCGGCGGTCGAGTATATTGCTCCCAGTACCGCGCCCGCCTCGTCGCGTTCATCCATCAGGCATACCACCTGCTCGCCGATGTCGGGGACCCAGTAGCTTTTGTCATTCTGCGTCTTCGCAACAAGAATCGGTAGCCAATACGACAACAACTGGTCGCGGTCCGGGAATGCGACCCGCACCCGCGCGCCTTGAAGATCTTGCTGTTTCACCAGGCCTACGCGAAACATATGTGCCGGCTCGTTCTTGCGCATCGAGGCGCCGCCCGATGCGGTCGTTGCCGCAGGACCGTTACCGTCAAGGGTCGCCCCAGCCGGCGGCGCGGGCCGCCGGCATGGCGCCGGATCAATGCAGTCCGAGATACCATGAATCCTCGCCCCACGAATCGGCGGGCGGCGTCATCGTCGCGGGAAGTACGCCGCCGCTGGTGGCCGGACCGGCCGCGTTGACCGCAAAGGAAGCCGACGACCCGCCGTTGCCCTCGATTTGTGCCGTGGCCGCCGCGCCGCATCCGAACGCCAGATAGTATTTCCCCGGCTGAATGGTGACGGTTCCTCCGCCCGCGATGGGAAAGCTCTGGTAGCTGGTGCTGCCGAGATTGATCGCACCGGTGTGGGCCTGAAGCGTTCCCGCCGAGTTATACAGGCCCACATCGTAGAAGTCGCCGCCGACCCCGTCGGCGGTGTTTACAATGATGTCGAGATGTCCGAAGGTCACCGCTGCGGGGAACGCTATACCCACAAGGCGCGAACCATTGATCGTGCAGCCCCAATTGCTCACTGTTCGATGGCCGGTGAAATACGCGGATAACGGCCATCCGCCTGGACTGCTCGAAGCGGCGGCCGTACCCACGATCTGCCACGCCGCGCCATTGCATGCGACATGACATACGTTCGCGCCGCCTCCCGCGAGGCTATTGCCCGCGGCGCATGCGTTGAGGTTGTCGGTTACCGTGTCGATCGAGCCTTTCGTGCCGCTGTTGCAGGCGGGCAGGGAGGCGAACGCGGTAGGCGCTGCCGTTCCGGTGCCTCCGCTGCCAGTCGCCAACGGCGACGAAAGCACCAGTGAGCCGAGTACGGCGTTGGTATTCGCGGCTATGTAGTTGCGAGCGGTGTTCGGTTCGTAGGCGTCTTCATACCAGACACCATTCAGAAAGATGAAACCGAACAAATCGCACACGTTGGCTCCGGTCGATAAAGTCGGTTGCGATCCCGAGACCAGCCATTGCACGGTCGCGCCGGACGCCGCCCATGCTAGGGTCCGAGTGCCGTTGGCGTCCTGGCAGATATGCACGACCGCATGCTGGCCATCCTGCCCGGAGGTCAGCGTCAGGGTGACGTTGTTCGAGAGCGTCAAGTCATACTGAACGATCGACGAGGTAGTGGAGCCGCTGACAGTGTAGGTAGTGCCGCTGACGGTGGTCCGGACCGGCGCGATGGGGGCACTGTTGATGGTGGACCCGGAAATGGCGATGCCGGTGCCGGCGCTGTAAGTGGTTCCGCCGCCTGCGTCGCAGGCTCCACCCGGATTGCTGAGCGATGTGGCGTGCGCAACGCCACCCGCGCATAGCATGGTTGCAGCCAGCGCCAGACCGATAAGCCGCTTCGTCATTGCCGCACCACTTCCGCGCAGTTGATGGTCGTGCCGGCCGCGCTGTATGCGTAGATTGCGCTGGTAACGTCGAAGGTCACACCCGCGCCATTCGCATAGAGCACTGCGCCGCGGCTCGCGCCAACGCCGGCGTCGCCCACTCGCGCGGTGTTGGTAGGGCCGGTGTTCTGGCATATAGCGGTCACCCGCGCGGGATTGGCGGCGAGGATCTGCACGGCGGGGCCCGCCGCGGTCAGCGACACGTCCAGGTAAGAGACGTAGCTCTGGGCCGCGAGGCCCTGCGCCTGGGCAAGGTGTTGGGCGAAAGCCGGAATGGGCGCGGCGGCAAGCGCCGCCGCCGAGAATAGCATTGCCAATCGTTTAAGCATCGTAGGAAACTCCCTCACATCAGTCGGAGATTGTCGCGCCGCGCTGCCGACCATCCGGCGACGCGTCACGGCACCATTCTCAAACAGGCCTCGGTGATGTAGCCGGTGGCGCGCGAAAGGCGATGCTGCGCGCGATCGATCATGTACCTTCCGTCCATCACCCCCCATCCCGAAAGCGCAACGACGTTGCCCGCCACCAGCAGCGTCGTTCCGGGTGCGACGAGCCGGCAGGTCACCAGCAGCCGATTGGCTTCGTGCAGCGCGGCGCCCGCGCGCTCCAGGGCTTGCTGTCCGTTTTCGCAGCGGGCGACGATCTTCAGCACGTCACCGGTGGCCACCGCGGGACTGGCCTGCGCGGTCTGCGTGTATAGCTGCTTGCCGTGCGGATCGAAGTAGGCGGTCTGCGCCTGTTTGTAAATCCGATGGGTCTTGGCCACGAAGCTGAAACGCTCGACGTCGTTGCGATAAAAAGTCAGCGCCGCCGGCTGCGCCTCAAGGCTGGTGCGCGAGTAAAAGACCAACTGGGAGCCGCGCACCGTGAAATCGTAATCGTGCTCGATCGCGACCCGATGAAGAAACTCGAGGTCGGTCTCCTGCTTCTGCGTGATCCGCAGATAACTCACGTCGATCTGGTTTGGCGCCCCTACCACGCTCATCCCGTGCCGCGCCGCGATCGTCGCCGCGATTTGCGGCAGGGTCTGGTTTTCGTAGCCCAGACTGTTGCGGGTACGAAGAGACGGTGTAATCCACGCCGGCAGGCAGCGCAGATGAAAGACGTCGGGCGGCCCCTCGACTTCAAGATCGTCAATCTGGAAGTCGCCGCACGGCAGCAGCAATTCGCCAGTATAGCCAATCAGCAGACTGACCACATCGCCCTGTTGTGGGAACCAGGCCCCCTGCCAACGCTTCTCACGATCCTCGAGTTCTATTTCGAGATCGCCGGAACGTCCGCCGAGCTCGTCCGCATAACTGATCGACAACACCATGCGCGATATATCGGCGGTGATATTCACGCCGCTATAAGTAAGTATCCAGTTCGGCGAGCGGGTTGGATATGCGATCGCGGCGGTCATCGATTCATATCCCGCATCGTCGTCAAAATCCGGTCGGACGTCATTGTCTTCGACCTCGCCTCTATGCGGAAGCGGCCGCGGTGGCCGCGGTTTTCCATGGCGGCAGATCGCTCGCCAAAACGCTTTGCCGCTGGATAATCGGAATTTGCAGCGCGAGTCCGGCTTCGAATACCGGCTCGATTGGAACTCCCGGGTTGGCCATGATGATGATGCTGTAGTTTGTGGGGTCGCCGTAGTACTGCCACGCCAACAGGTCCCATCTTTCGCCGGCGTAGGTCAGGTGCTGGATGAACTGCGGCGCGCTCATTGGGGCGACCTCACGATCGCGGCCGCCAGCACGTCGGTGTACGAAAGGTTGGGGCCGTTTTGACCGCCGGGCAGCGGGTTGTCGACCAGCGCCGAGACCCCAGGTTGACTGAAGGT